CAAACTCTTGTACGGCAACTGCCGAAAGATTCTTTGACATGGTTCAGTCTCCTCGTTGTCAAAGTTGATAACAATGATTAAGAGGTTTTCTGACTGAGTACCCGGTAGCCGGTCAGTCTTTCAACCTTAAACTACCGGGCCTTAAAAAAGGGGTATCCGATCTCGCGATGATACCACTAATTGTTTAAGTTAGCCAAACGTCTGAGTGTAAGGTTTGTCACCACCAAACTCTTTCATCATGCGCTGGATCTTACGCTCATGATTCATGTCGACAGAGCGTAGCAGATTGCCGTTATCATCCTTCCTAAACATCTCAGCCTCAATGTCTGCCCACTCGACACCACCAGGCTCAACATAACCATCGATCGGTAGCTGTGCAGGGCGCATTGACTTAGAGAAGTCTTCGATAAACTCAATCATTATCGCGCTAGTAACAACATCTCGGTACTTTTCATACAGCTCGGGTTCCAAGTTGTTCCGCATGATCTGTTCGACAGTAGTGATGCGCTCATTTGCGTTCGGCCCCAGCTTGCCTATCTCTTCTTCAACCGATACTTGCTCGATTGCTTCCTCTTGTGCAGTCAGCAGCTCCCATGCCTGGTGCAAAGCGCTCTGGTTCATGTTGTTGGCGGTGCCAAACTCCACCAGCTCCGACCATAATGCGTCGTCAGACTCGACACCGTCATACAGCTCGTAGCCATCTTTGGGTGCGCCGGTAAAGCCACCGAACTTTTTCTCCAGCTCAGTGTATGCCCGCGCCTGTTCAGCGACTGACTTGTACTTATCAGCCTTGTACCACTCAGGCGTCTCACCAATGCCTTTGATATTGTCAGATAAGAAGTATTCACCCTCTGCTAATGTAGGTTCTGCCTCACCGACTAGCGATGTCAGGGTATCGTTTGTTTCTACGGCCTGGTCTTCCATGATTTATCTCCAAGGATATTGAATGATCGCCCGCTTTGGGCTTAGGGGTTGATGCCTGAGACGTATGTCTTCAAGCCTTCGCTTGCCATTTAGCAGTGCAATGTCGTTAACATCGATCCAGTCGACGTGTTGCCCAGCCTTATAGCATCGAAATGCGCGAAACTTGTGCAGGTATTGGAACTGATCGAACTGATATTGGTCAGCCAGGTTGCCTAGCCACGCCATATCAAAGCCGATTGCCTTCAGATGGTCCGTTTCCTCGCACACAACTTCGTATTTGGGTTTGGCTTTGCGCCTGGGTTTCTTAACTTCTTCTTCGCTCATAGCTTCTCCGCGTTCTGGATGTAGTGAATGATCAATCGAATCACGCCAGCCTCGCCATTGTGGTAGGCAGCCTCGTATTCGACGTTGTTACTTTCCAATGCAGTAGCGTTTTCGAGCAGGAATCGACGAGTCAGGTCTTCTATAACCTTCTGCCCGTCATCAGTGTTGAAACACCGAGCGTATGCTTTACATAACTCGGCTTGTCTCTCCCTGGCTGCTTCCTGCTGCTCACGTGCCTTCGGGTTCTCACCCTCAATCGCGTCCCAGCTCATAGCTTTCCTTTGGTTTTACGTTGTTATTCCGGCCTCAGAGGCCATTGCTTCTGGGTCAACCCCAGCTTCTACGGCTGATGCCTGAGCACCGGCCATGATCACTTGCTGCTTCTCCATATCGGAGCGCACTAGCTCTGCTGGCATGCCTGTTTTCGTAGCTGCCCAGGTTCCAAAGTCTTCAGTCTTGTACGCCATCTGCACTTGCTCGGGGCCAGCCGTGTTCAATACGAACTGTACGGATTGCTGAACAGCTAACAGGTCTTCACCGTCTTGTGCACGAGCTAATGGGGAGGTGAACTTGACCTTAACGTCACGGCCTTCCAGCTCGATGGGCACAATCAGTCCACGTCGCGTCAGAATCGCCACCACGCGCTTTAAGACAGGGATGAGTACCTCGGTCTGGAGTCGACCAAATGCCGACCCGATCCGTTTGGCAAGCTCTCGCTGCTCGATAGCAACTTCAGTAGCAGTGCGCACAGGACCAGTTGGGTCACGAAGATCAGAAAACAGCGCCAACTTAATGGCGAGCTGTAGTTCATTGATCTCAAACTGAGCCAGTGCAAGGTTAGTTCCCGTGTCTAAGCGCTGGATTGATGGGTTGTTCGTGTTGTTGGAGCCAACGGGGATGACAACACCTGGTGCAATGGTCATGTTGTAGGGATTGGTCACCCCATCGTCGGTTGCAGTATACATTCCAGAGACATCAAGCGCTGTCTTCTTAAGTACAAATTCCTTTACTTTGTTCAGTGAGCGCACATCAGGTAGACATTGCATGGCAGGACCGCGACCACGCACTTCGCCAGAGACTTTCGTGTAACGACCGGTCACCCAGGGAGATGTCTCTCCGAAATCCTCTTCCCATGAGATGCGGTTCTCGTTTTGCACCCATAGAACGCCGTAATACTTCCTGGTCTTTGGGTCAAACAAGACGCCTTCGCTTACACCTACCTCAGTATCGGGAGAGTTTTCGATCATGTTCTTGATCTTCTCCGATGCCTTGAAGCCTCGCCACATGCGCTCGAGCAATCGTGCCTTAACCTGGAACCGACGCCAGTGTGATTCGACTGTGCCGTATGGACCTTCCTCGAATGCGATGCCTTTCTGTGGAATAGCCCGGAAGCAAAGCGGGCTTGTGTCGTCATCGGTCTCTTCGATCTTCATCGTGCCGGTGCCGATCAGGATATCCAGGGCGCACTCATAGAACTGTGTGTGGAAGTTAGATCGATTGATGTAATCAAAGACCAAGTCGCACTGCTCGTCCAGGTTGGCGCGGATGTCCTCTTCGGATACGCCAAACTCACCCGTTTCCAACAGCTTTAGGATGTCATCAGTAGGCTGAAAGGTAGCCCAGCGTGACCAGATCGGAGCGATGTTCTCTTGCAGCTTGCTCGCACCTTGCTGAATAGCGATCAATGAAGTCGCATCGAATATACGATCCATCTTCTTTTGACCGGTGTTCTCGGTGTTGAACAGGTTACGCTGCGGTAAGAAATACTCATACGCATCTGTCAGCTGATCATGCCATTGGGTCTCGTACTTGAACGCTTTTGCTTCGCGATCTTTGAGTCCCTTGATGTTACCAAGCTGGGGAGGGAGTGCCATAGGATTGCCTATCGAAGTTGTGGCATAGAGCCGTTATATGGACCTGATCGTGAGCCTCCAATACCGCGAGGTGTAACACGTCCAGCACCGCGTCCAGCGCCTAGCATAGTGCGAACTGGGGAAGCTCCTGCACGACCGCCAGCTGCCTCTGCACGACTACGAGGTACGCCACCTAACAGTGAGCGAGTGCCAAGCTGACCACGAGCCAGGGCACGTTGACGCTCCTCTTGCTCTTCGATCTCTTTGTCCAGCGCCAATGATTGGCGACGTTCAACAGCAAGTTGCTGTGCTGTGGGCTTAGGTGCCTTTGGTGATTTCATGAGTTTTTCAACCTCGTCGATGGTGTAAAGGGTTGTCCATTACGGGTAAATTTTTCTCCGTCGTAACTCAGTATTGACGGACGTTTACGTCCCTGCTCCCTTTCATGACGCTCTTGCTTTTTAGCTGTGCGCTCGAGACCAGCTGACTTGCGGAAACTTTTGCCCTGCAACAAACCCAATTGGCCCTTCATCATTTTATCTAGCGCAAACTTACCCGACATTCTGTTTCTCCAAATACCGATACAGTTGATACGGTGTCCAAATGAACGGCTTGTTGATTCCTAGTATCTGTTTCGTATACCCAACGCAGGTGTTCAGCATAAACAATCCACGCTTAGGTTTTCGTACTCTAGACTTTACCAGAATATCGTTCTCGACTACATCGTAAATGTTCTCGACCAACATCAGCTCAATGCCGTCCGTAGACTTACCAAACGCAAGCCATTCACCTCGGTGCGGCATGACCACGTAACAGTGTTTAATCTTGGGATGCAGCATCCAGGACCACCAGTGCGGGCCGTCATCCATGCAGAATGCCACGTACACATCATCCCCATACATTAAACGCCATCTCCGCACGTCGTGGTTGCCGTTGAACATGCTGTGTTCTGATAGCCTGGCGTCCCTCACCTTCGCCCTGCAGCGCGTACTCGAGTGCCTCGACCGGGTGCGAGTATTCATTCTTGTCAGGTTCATCAGTGTACTTGTCACCCGATACCTGTATCCGCCGGTAACAGAAGCCACCTTGTAAGCCTTTGCGGATCATCCTTGCCTTCGGGCTGATTAGGAATCGAGGTTTGCCATCCATGCACAACTCCTTCATGGGTAGTTCCAGAGCTGCTCTCCGTAATGCTGGGTCATTAGTCAGCGTAGGAGTGCAAGGTATGCCAGCAGCGCGCATAATCTTGAATGGTGTGTCGGCATTAGCCTGGTTCTTGTTGTCGCCCGAGGGATCGCCCCAACCACGAAACTTGAACTTCGGATAGTTAGCCTCGATGTAGCGTTTGAGACTGGGAGCAAAGTCCACAGCCCCGGAATCAGTCATGCAGAATTCGTCGAAACAGACCCATCGACCGAGTGCATCACGCTGGATAAAAGCGCAAGCGGGAGTCCGACCAAAGTCAAAGCCAAGCACAACGGGAGTGTCACTATTAGGCTGATAATGATCGCCAAGGCAATGTATAGAGTCAGTGTAAAGCGGATGAACCGGCTTACCGCTCGAGACAAAGCCGTACTCATTCGCGAGATTAACCTTGATCCAATCATCTGTTTTCCCCTGTAGTCCGCGCCGATAGTAATCCTCGGGTAGGTTATGTAGGTTCTCCGCCTTCTCGTTGAGATACCATCCGTCGCCTTCCCGATATACACCACCTGGTTGACGGTGAAACTTCCATCCTTCTGGACGTTCCTCTTCAGCCAGCTTGTAATACCAGTGATCCTCGTCCGGGGCATTGGAGTCTCCGATCATGCCGTAATGGGTAGGCTTGATGCCTTCCTTCATCGATGGGTATCGACCGCATCGAAGGTCCAGCATGTCGACAACGCTCTTCGAATGCTCTTTGGCCTCGTTCAGCCACACCCAGGTCGTCTGTATACCTCGTGCTTTCTTGACGTGATCAGGTCGATCAAAGGCTATGAAGATGACCTCGCTGCGAACAGTCGTGCCATCCTCTAATTTAAACTCGATGCGATGCGTGGGCGGTTCCTTGTTGCCCTGCTTAAACTCCCCCAGGTCACCATGCACCTCGAGCCAGTCTTTGATGGTCGTGGAGAATAGTTCGCTGTAGGTATTCCTGGCTGCAATGATGCGTGATAGCCGTACCCCGTAGTTAGGATGCGTCTCGCGCTTCACTGGTGCCTGCTCGCACATCAACTCTAGGAACTTCAGGATAACTTGAACTGTCTTGCCTGAGCCTAGCGGCCCCATGATAAATGAGTTACGTGATCGGCAGTCAGCGAACTCCTCGAGTACCACGCCTTGCGGCTTCATAACGTATTCAATCGTCGCCATGCTTTACGAATGCCACCCAATGTGTGTTTGCTTTTTTGCCGCTACGATGCCCATACAGCGGCTTTTCTGGCGTTAGGGCCAAAACCTCTCGCAAAGGTATATCGACCTCGTTCCATTTGAATATCAATGTGCCGTGAGGCTTGAGTACGCGAAAACACTCAGCAAACCCCAGCCGCAAATCATCTTGCCATGTT